AATAAAGGTATCTGCAACTGCTGTTCTTCCAACTCCGATAAGTTTTAGGGTTGTGATGTATCCTTCATCTTCAACCTGTCTGTCAATTTCATCGAGTGTTGTATCAATAATTTCATCCTCATATTCAAAGAGTTCACACTTCAACTCATAAACATAATTTTTTCCTAATTGGAAAAATGGACTTTCATGCTCTACATATTTTACTTCAAATAATCTTTCTCCAAGAGGGAAATAAACTAAATCACCTTCCCTAGGTCTTGTTGGTGTTGGCAGTATGCTGGTTTCTGTACCATCATCAAGACCTGCCATGAAAGGTGCAACAAAATCTTCAAATCTTTCTTTCGAAATAGTAATTACAAGTTCATCTCTTACACTTACACCAAACTTAGTTAGAATATCTCCTGCTCCACCATATCCATCGTAAGTATTAACGTATGCTTCAATTGCAAAGTTATCATCAAATTTTGATGATTGAACTTCTTCTATGATAGTCTTTTGATTTACATATTTTCTTGGTATATAAATCACCTCTACACCATGAAATCTCAGGTGTTCATTAACTATATCCTGAACAAGTCTCTGTTCAGATGCAGTTCCTTGTTGAAAGAAGGGATTAAGTGCCATTATCCAATAAAGTCCAGAGGTGGAAGTTCATATTCCATTGACATTCTTGACTTGATCTCACTCAGTTCTTGTTCTGCTGCTTGATATATTTCTCCACCATTAAGTTCAATACCACCAGGAAGTTTAACTCCTTTGAACTTACTGAGATTTTGTCCCCACTGTCTTTTGATCAGTGCGGTTAAATATTTTTTCAAGAAACTATCATTATAGATTTGTGAGAATGATGCTGGATCAAGTGCTCTGTAACATTCAAGAACAAGATAGTTACCAGCACTTTGTGATCCCCAGTCAATATCAAGATATAATCTATCTTGTCTCTTATTAAATCTTACTTGCTTGTCTGTTGTTAAAAGAAAATCAATATCTTCAAGATATGATTTGGTCATTGCATATTGAAGAAGTTCAACTGAGTTGAAGTAGTATAAGTCGTTTAAGAATAACTGATACTTGATACTAAACATCCCACCAGAAATTGAACTGGTATCAAATCTGAATATTCTTTCAATACCAATTACAGAATCTGGAACTTGGATAAAGTTTGAGGTTTCATAAAAATTGGAACTAAGAGTTCCATATCCACTAATATTAGTAGAAGTGGCAGTTGTTGTTACGATACCAACCCCAGAAGTTCCAGATGCTTTTCCTCTATTAATATCATCTTGTGTAATCTGATATTTGAGGTACATCTTTTCAACGCCGTCATAATGACGTTCATTGAAATATTGAATGGCATCATCAACTAGATCATCAATCTGATCATCATCAACGTTAATCTCTAATACTGGTGCTCCCAATTGACGGAGGCAGTAATCAATCAGTCCTTGTCTAGTTGATGGTTTTGCCATATTACTCCGATTTTTCTTCTAACTGTTGCTTCAAATCAGCATTTTCTTGTAATAATGATTCAATATGTTCTCTATAATCATTAGTCAGAGTTGTTAGTTTTGCTTCTAACAGTACATTTTGATTTGTAGCTTGTGCAAGTTTTGTATGATATAATTTCATCAAAACATTAACGTCAACTTCACTTTGATTTTCCATTTATCAGAAATTACCTCCATCCAATGTCGAAGTCCACTGTGGTTTATTAGTATATATTACAGTAACACCACCGCTTGGTATTGAAGAAAGATCTTCAATAAATCCATTTTGACCCTCTCTTCTGAGGTTGTATGCTGTACTGAATGTACCTTCAACTCCAATCAAATCGACTGTGGTTGAAGAAGATACGGTTGTTTCTACGACACCATAGGCACCACTAGAATCCTGTCTGATAATATCACCAGCACTTGCAGAAATTGCACTACCAAGAGATAATGTATTCTTGGTGACAGCAGTTAAAATCTGCTTAGAAGTGATTACAGGTGATGCAACTGCATTTGTTGATCTCTGTAAACCTTCACTATCGAAGTATACAACACCACCTAATTCATAATCACCAGATTGATAGTAAAGACCCTTAACGTCTAAGAAACCTTTGGTTCCGCTTACAACACTATTTGTAATGCCAGCATCTGGGATGTACGTCCATCTTCTGCTGTCATCAGCATGTGTGCCATGATTATCGGCATCAGCGGTGCTGCTTGCAATAGAACTATCGTCTAAACCAAAGAAACCAATCTTATTGTTGCTAGTTCCACTGCTAGTATTGTACGAATATGAAACACCCCTATCAGTATTGGTGTCATATGCGTGAGTAATGGTTAACTGTGTAGTAGTTGCAATTCCAGAAATGGTTGCATCAGTTAATGTAATAATCTTATTGGATGTATCGTAAGATGTGACAGTGTTTGCCGCACCTGCGTTTAACCCAGCATTGCCACTGATGATATCACCAGTGTTGATTCCGACGACAGAATCTAAACGAATTGTACTTACACCAGAAACAACAGTTTCTGTTACAGTTCTAATACTTGTTACATCACCAAGATGAATGATAGGATCATTGACTGTTGCTGTTGTGGAATTTACTTGAGTAGTTGTTCCATCAACTTGTAAGTCACCTTTAATGATGACAGTACCTTCATTACTCAATCCATCGGGATATGGATCGATGTAAAGGGTATTGGTTCCATCATTTATAGTCGAAATTACATTATCAGAAATTTTGATAGAATCAAATATTGATACTCCATCTATATGGAGATCTCCACCAACATTGAGATTCTTCTCGATGCCAACACCACCTTCAACAACCAAAGCACCATTATCTTTGGTTGTTGATTCTGTTGAATCATTGATTGTAATTTGTACTCCACCATCGAAGAACCAATCGGCACCTTCGATTTCAAATCTATCATCATTTGCTTCATCATAACGCATTCCTACGTTATCATCATCACCAAATGTCAGGTATGTATTATCCGGAAGTCTTACGCTACCAATACCATTTGGATCTAAATTGATATCACCATCAGTATCTGTTGATGAGATTGTATTTAAATCAATTCTTAAATTATCTACGTTCCACTGATCAACTTTGAGAGAAGAAGCACCACCTAAACCTGAGTTTGTTGCTGGTGCCATAACGGCAACCACGCCGTTATCTTGATTTCTTGTATTAGAAACTCCATCAATAGCACCTGGTTGGTGCTCCATCATGGAGGTGTAGTAGTAACCACCAACTGGATTGGCATTTGTACCATCATCTCCAAGGAAAATTCTATCCTTGTATTGATTGAGTCCTCCGTAACTACCAATACCAGTTACGTAACCAAATTCACCCCATTGTAAACTGGCTGGTTTGCTAGTACCTGAGGATCTTTTAATCCTAATAATACTTGCCATGTCAGAAATTTCCTCCGTTGATGTCTAAATTCTGCGTTGCACCTGGCGTCAGGGTAAGAGTTGCTTCCCACTTTCTAATGCTGCTGTTGTAAACAAGCACCATACCATTCTGCAAGTTAGTAGCACTAACATCACTGAGTTCCGCCAAAGAGAGACCCTGGGCACCTGCAAGAGAAGATATTACTTTTACTGCCGGTTGTTGACCTACTCTGACTTTAATTTCAGCCATTTATAGTATACAGTTCAGGATGTAGAAATATTTATATTCCTTGAAGTCCCAATCCAGAGACGACTTCTTGTTGCTTCAAATAAAGTTTGATGTATGATTTTGTAATATTTTTCAACTCATCGATAGATTTGCACTCATCAACCGCAGATGCTAATTTAAAATACTCAAAACTTTTGCTGAGATTTTCTAATTCAATTTTGTCTGGATCCATTAGTAAGCTCCTTTAATAGAGATTTGATTTCTTCAATATCACTTTTAAGTTGATTTAGTTCATCCTTTTCTCTCTGCTTTTGTTCTTTCATTCTAATATAATTCGCATAAGCAGATTTGTCTGTATTAACGATGGCACCAGTAAACCTGTCCCTAAACAGGTTACTGTGCCCTTCGACTGGTATCAAATCTTCGTCATCAATGTTCATTTTATGCAAGAGCAATTGCTCTGAAATCCTTCAACTTAACTGGTGTTGATTCATTCTTGGAAGAAAGAACAACTTTAATAACAAAAGCATCAAACTGATCCAAATTGTTTGCTGTAAATTGATATTCCGAGAATGATTTGCTGTTATTGGGAGCAACAAATGCATCAGCACGACCACTGTTCTTATTTGGATCAATTACTTCATCACCAAATCCATCGCCATCAGTATCCTTCATATTATCATATCCAGGGAAAGGAACGAATTTCTGTGTGATTTCCGTAGAGTCTGCTTTAAAGAGTTTATAGAATACTCTGAAATCAGCATCTTCCTGTCTATTTGCACCGATGATAACTCTAAGACTTGTTGCTGGTTGTTGCAATCCAGTCATTCTGGTAACAAATACTGCACCATGAGGATCACTATTTACCTCATTTGATCTGCTATCAGTTACATAGTCCTCAACAGGTTTGTTGGACTTATTTCTACCAAGAACAAAGGTAGCATTCTGAATGTCCATTACGGGTGAGAGATTCTCATTTTCCGTTCTAAAATCAACACTCATCGTGAGAGATTTGTTTGATGGAAGATCAGTCAGTCTAGTAAGTTCATTAACTCTTGATGCAACCATTCTAGGTGTGCGGAAGTGAAGAACTCTATTCAGAGGAACTGGTTCAAATCCTTGATCAAGGAACGATGTTTCATTTCCACCAGCACTTGTTCCAGAAATTGTTCTGATACGAGCACTGGCAGCAGTTCCTCTACCAGGAGTAATCAAGTTAAATACTGGTTCAATAGAACTGAACTGGTGGTTTTGTGAAATTCCAACAGTATTTCCACCAAATCCCTTCTGTGCTTCAAAGTTAATCATCGAAGACCCAGAAGATCTGTTGACTGGTGAAGATCTATCAAACTCTAAGTAATAGTTATCAAGGTTAGAAGATTCTTCTCTATAATATGTTGCTGGAATATCATGAGTCTTGTTGATTCTCATGAGAGAAACACCATTTACTTCATATGGTTGGATAAAGTCGGATGATGGGTGAGTGCTCTTAACAGTATTGTTCAAGTTTCTTGAATCGATAGTGAGAGTTCCTGCCCCACCAGAACCAGCGGTAATATTGCTGTAAGAAATAACTTCGTTTTGGATAAGTGCATATCCACGAGTTGTTGTAATTCCTTCAAATGTAGCGAATGGAGTTGTATTTGCAACAGAAACTGTTGTGTCATTCAATCCAAAATCGGCAGTGAGTGCAACTTTTTCTCTGTCTGGAAGAATGTTTGTAATTTCAATCTTATTGTTTCCACCATGGTGAGCATGGTTATATTGCTTGACTCTGAAAACATTTCCAGAGAATTTGTCATCAATAAGACTTGAAGTCCCACTTACAGATGCATTTGCATTTGTTCTTGTGCCTTCATCATTTTGATCGGTATAGAAAACAACAGTAGATGAGTTAGTAAAGTTTTCTCCCTGAACATTAGTCAGGTAGATTGTATCAAAGGTGTTGTTTCTTTGCTGAACGCTAATTCTTGCACCAGAACCACCACCAATATCGGCAGTAGTAATACCAAGAACTTCGCCATTTACATATCCACTACCGGAAGATGTTATTGTGACTGAAAGATTTCCACTTCCATTTACAGTTATTGTTCCTTGTGCTCCCGTTCCTTTTCCAGAAATAGAGAACAAGTTAACCGTTGTATGAGTTCCACCTGGATATTGACTACCCTCGGTGATTACA